CGCCGCCAGCACCCTCAGAACCCGTGCGATGCCGTACTTTTGCACCATATCCTTCGCATTTATGCGGGTCATTTCGACGGCAAGCGCTTCCAGCTTGTCGCGCTCGGCAAACCATTCCTCCCGATTTTGGGTTGGAATGGTGGCCAGCTGCTTCATAAGCTCCTTGTCAAACATCCTTCATTCCTCCTTTGGAGCCAGCCGGAAAACATTGAACATCCAATGGCCTTCCCCATCGCAGACGCTTTCTACCGTGCAGAGGTTGTCGAGCGCAATGCTCATC